ACCGATACAGAGTACGTTCCTTCTACTCAACCGATTCCCGGCAGTATGCAAGCAGCATATGGTGTACAAGAAAAAGAAGTATTCTTTGTAAAAGTAAACCCAGTTAACCCTAAGAACTTCTTGATTGACCCTAACGCTACCTCGATTGACGATGCAATGGGTGTGGCGATTGAGAAGTTTGTCTCTATCCACAAAGTGGTTGAAGGCATGGAAAAGGGCATCTATCGCAAGGTAGACATTGGACCTACTGGCAACGATGACGACTTAGAAGTAACGCAAGAAGTAGTCCAATACCAAGATGATAAGGTTAAACTCCTCACATACTACGGATTAGTCCCTAGAGAGTACCTAGAACAGCTTGAGAACGAAGGAGACGAGGTGGTTGACCTGTTCCCTGAGGACAGCACTGCCGACACCTACAGCGGGCTTGTAGAGGCTATTGTGGTCATTGCTAATGATGGACTGCTTCTCAAGGCTGAAAAGAACCCCTACATGATGAAAGACCGTCCTGTAGTTGCTTATCAGGATGACACTGTCCCTAATAGATTCTGGGGTCGTGGTACAGTAGAGAAAGCCTACAATATGCAAAAGGCGATTGATGCACAGCTTCGTAGCCACTTAGATAGCTTGGCATTGACCACTGCTCCTATGATTGCAATGGACGCTACTCGTTTACCTCGTGGTGCTAAGTTTGAAGTTAAACCCGGCAAAGCTATTCTCACGAATGGTAATCCTGCTGAGATTATGATGCCATTCAAGTTTGGCACAACCAGCCCTGAATCTGCAGCCACTGCTCGTGAGTTTGAGCGTATGCTTCTCATGGCAACTGGTACTTTAGATAGCCAAGGCATGGTATCACAAGCAACTCGTGATTCTAGTGGTGCTGGTATGTCGATGGCTGTCTCTGGAATTATCAAGAAGTACAAGCGTACCCTGACTAACTTCCAAGAAGATTTCATGGTTCCGCTGATTAAGAAGGCTGCTTTCCGTTATATGCAATTTGACCCTGAGCGTTATCCTTCTGTAGACTTGAAGTTCATGCCTACTGCTACACTCGGTATCATGGCTCGTGAGTACGAACAGCAACAGCTCATTGGTCTTCTGCAGACGCTTGGACCTAACACACCTGTGTTGCCAATCATCCTCAAAGGCATCATTGCTAACTCCAGCCTGTCGAATCGTGCTGAAATGGAGCAAGCTCTTACTCAAATGTCGCAACCTGACCCACAACAAGCTCAAATGCAGCAAGTTCAGGCTCAGTTGGCAATGCAAACACAACAAGCCCAGATTAAACAGCTTGATGCTAGTGCTGCTAAAGACATGGCTGATGCTCAAAAGACCATGGTTGAGGCTCAATTAGCTCCTAAAGAGGTAGAAGCGAAGGTGATTTCTGCTGTTTCTCGTAATTTACCAAGCCAAGACGATGAAGCCAACCGAGAGTTTGACCGCAGAGTGAAGATTGCTGAGTTAATGTTAAAAGAAGCTGACTTGAAAAACAATACTAAGATTGTTGAGTTGCAAATGTCTGACAAAGCTGCTACAATAGGAAAAGCAGAGGAAGACTTTTTGAATAACCTCACCTCTAAATTGTCACAATAATGGCGAATATCAAAGATTTTATCAAAAAGATAGGCAATGAGTCTGTTTCTTTAGAGGAACAGCAACAAGCCTTGGCTCAAGTAGAGAAAACTCTTGTTGATGCAAAGACTAAAAGAGAAGAATCTATTGGTAAAAACGTAGATTTAGTGATTTCTGCGTTAAAAACCATTGAATCTAAGCTAGAAGCTAAATTAGCAGAACTAAACAATACTCCTGCGATGCAGGGTGTTCAAGGTCCTACTGGTCAAGCAGGTAAAGACGGTGTAGACGGTAAAGACGGTCTTAATGGTGTTAGCGGTACAGACGGTAAAGACGGTGTTAACGGCGTTGATGGTAAAGATGGTGTTTCTGTTGTTGACGCTAAGATTGACTTTGATGGTTCGTTAGTTGTTTACCTCTCTAATGGTGCTGAGATTGATTGCGGTCAGATTCTGTCACCAGATGTTGCTCAGAACATCATTATCAATAGCGGTGGCTCTGGGACTTCACAGTCTGTTACAGATACACTAGCTAGTTTACAAGCAGCAATAACAACTTTAACCACACAAATAGCCTCAAACACAGGCATTGCTGGCTGGAATTACTCAGGTTTAAGTAAATCTATTACGGCTGAAGAAACTACCCCAAACGGACTATTTATTAGTCCTGATGGTTTAAATATGTATGTTAATGGCGCAAGTGGTGACGATGTAAACCAATACACGCTATCAACTGCTTTTAATGTATCAACTGCTACTTTTGTAAGATTGTTTTCTACATCAGCACAAGATTCGTCACCTAACGATATTTTTTTTAAGCCTGATGGTTTATCCATGTTTGTCATGGGCGGTACTAACGATACTGTTTTTCAATACACACTATCTTCTGCTTTTGATATTTCTACCGCATCCTACGCATCTAAATCGTTTAGCGTAACCTCCCAAGAAGCAACACCAACTGGTCTTTGGTTTAAGCCTGACGGCACAGTTATGTATGTTATTGGTCAAACAAACGACACAGTATTTCAATACACTTTAGGAACGGCTTGGGATGTATCTACTGCATCTTACGCAAGCATTTCGTTTAATATATCAGCACAAGAATCTAATCCAAATCAAGTAAACCTAAGTGCTGACGGTTTAACCATGTGGATTCTTGGTACAACTGGGGATGACATTAACCAATATGCTCTTGGAACTGCATTTAATGTTTCTACCGCAGTATTTGAAAATAACTTCTATGTAGGCTTTCAAGAAACTACCCCCGCAGGTATGTTTATTGATTCTACTGCCGCTAATCGTGTTTACATAGTTGGTCAAACAAACGACACAGTATTTCAATACAACACCGCAACTAACTCAATAAGTGCAGTAACCGATGTATTTAATACGACTAGTAACGCTAGAGTACAAGGTAACTTAGCAGTACAAGGTAGTGCTTATATAGATACAGCTTTAACTGTTCAAGGAAATATTATTAATACTAGCGGTACAGCCAGTTTAAGTAGTTTGACATCTAGTAGCACTACAACTCTTGCTACATCTACTGCCGCACAAACAGTAGCATTAGGCTCAGGAGCAACAGTATCAGGTTCTACCAAAACAATGAATATTGGTACGGCTGGATTATCAGGCTCTACTACTGCTATTAATATTGGTTCTGCGGTATCAGGAGCAACTAGCACAACAACCCTAAACGGCTTAGTAGTAAACAGTATTAGTGCAGCAGTAAGTGCGGCTGGCACTACACAGGGAACGGCTACTGGATTAGTTTCTAATATCAATAATGTGACTGTAGTTACTGCTGCGGCTGCTGGTGTAAGGCTACCAACTGCTGTAGCTGGTATGCGTATCCTAATTAGAAACTCAGATAGTGCGGATACTTTAAGTATTTATCCAGCAACAGGCGGTACGATTAATGCTTTAGCGGCTAATGCTGCATTTACCTTAGCTGCTGGCTCAACTATTGAGTTAATGGCTACCACAACTACTCAGTGGTATACATTCTAAAAAGAACCGCTAGTGGCATATATGACAGTTTAGAGCAGTTTTTATAAACTAATAAAAAACTACTTGACTTTTGAGTAAAACTGTGGTAGAATTACGACATAATTGTAAGTGAGTACTTACTTCTCCTTAAAGGATAAAGAAGATGTTAGACAAGAAGCTACAGAGCTATTACGAAAACCGCTTTTCAATGATGGCAACTGAAGGGTGGCAAGATTTGATGGAAGATGCACAGAATATGTTTAATTCGTTGAACCATGTGCTATCAATCCAGAATGAATCGGATTTAATGGTAAAGAAGGGACAACTGGACTTGCTTCAGTGGCTCATTACCCTTAAACCTGCTTCAGAACAGGCTTACGAGTCTCTCATTAACGACTCTGCGGGAGCAGCTCAGAATGAGTAGACGGATGTACGACTTCCAGTGTGAAGAAAAACATATTACAGAAGGTTACGTTGCTTATGAGACAACAACAATCTCCTGTAGTTGTGGGAAAGTAGCTAATCGAATTATCTCTCCTGTAAGGGTGAGTTTAGATGGCACAGACCCAATCTACGTGGCTGCCTATGATAGATGGGCGAAAAGGCACGAAGACAAGCAGAAGCAAGAAGCAAAGCAAAACGCCTAAGACACCTCGAAAGAGCCTTAGATTATTAATCCTAAAATCACTTGATTCGGTGACGGGAGACTTTAAATGGCAGCAAACTTTATTGAACAAGACGAACTGTTTAACGGCAGTGAAGAAGAAGTAGTACAAGACATTACAACCCCAGTACCTGACAGCACTGCTGCAGGACAAACTGAAACAGCTAATGTCAGTGAACAAATAGAAGAATTACCAGAGAAGTATCGTGGTAAGTCCGCTAGTGATATTGCTAAGATGCACCAAGAGGCTGAAAAGCTCATTGGACGACAAGCAAACGAGGTTCACGAAGTACGAAGTCTTGCAGACCAACTGTTAAAACAGCAACTCGATTCTAACGCTAAAGCTAAACCGCCGATTGAAGAATCGCTTGAAGAAGACTTTTTTGTAGACCCAGCTAGTGCAGTCAACAGACAAGTAGAGAAGCATCCTGCAGTTCTTGAAGCAAGACAAGCAGCTTTAGAGATGAGGAAGATGAAGACGGCACAACAACTGTCGTCTAAACATCCTGATTTTGCAACCCTCGCACAAGATGCGGGTTTTCAAGATTGGGTTAAATCTTCCAAAGTTCGTTTAAATCTGTTTGCTAAAGCTGACGCTGAATATGACTTTGAATCTGCTGATGAATTGTTAAGTACCTACAAGGAACTCAAACAAATCAGACAGCAAAACCAAGTTCAACAAACAGCAGCAGTAGAAAGCAAAGCTCAAGAACAGGCAATGAAGGCAGCTACAGTCGATGTTGGTGGCGCTGGCGAAACCAGCAGAAAAGTATATCGTAGAGCAGACCTTATTAAACTGAGAATGACAGACCCTGACCGTTATATGCAAATGTCTGATGAAATCATGCAAGCATACAGCGAAGGGCGAGTTAAGTAATTTTAGAATTTCTAATTAAAGGAAAAATATCATGGCAGCAGTAACATACCCCGGCGGTAGTACATCTATCGTAAACAAAACCGCAGCAGACAAGTTCATTCCAGAAATATGGTCTGACGAAGTTATCGCTGCTTACAAATCCAATCTCGTATTGGCTAACCTTGTTCGCAAAATGTCTTTCAAAGGCAAAAAAGGCGACACTCTTCATATTCCTAAGCCAACTCGTGGTGTAGCTACTGCTAAAGCCGCTAACACTGCAGTAACTATTCAAGCGAATACAGAGAGCGAAGTACAAGTTTTAATCGACCAACATTTCGAGTACTCACGTTTCATTGAGGACATCGTTGAAGTTCAAGCATTGTCTTCACTGCGTTCTTTCTACACAGAAGACGCTGGCTATGCTTTAGCTAAGAAAGTGGATGACTTGTTAATCGCTGGCGGTAAGTCTTATGGCGATGGCGATGCGTCTGATTGGGTACACAGCAATGCGTACTTCATCGATGCAAGCACAGGTTTGACACTGTACGCTCTCGACACTGTAACCACCTCTGACTTGTTCACCGATGCTGGTTTCCGTAAGCTAATCCAGTTGATGGATGACGCTGACGTACCAATGGATGGTCGTAAGTTTGCGATTCCTCCTTCACTGCGTAATGCAATCATGGGTATTGACCGTTATAACAGCTCTGACTTCGTTGATGGTCGTGGCGTAAACAATGGTCAAATCGGTAAGTTGTATGGCATTGATGTTTATGTATCAAGCAATATGCCTGTTATCGAAACAGCCGCTGATAACTCAGTTGGTGACGCAATCAAAGCTGCACTCTTGTTCCACACAGACACAACCGTGTTTGCAGAGCAAGTTGGTGTTCGCTCACAAGTACAGTACAAGCAAGAGTATCTGTCTACACTTTACACTGCTGACACATTGTTCGGCACTAAAGTTGTACGTCCAGAAGCTGGCTTCGTATTGGCTGTAAACGCCTAAGTAGTAAAAACTCAGGATAGCCTCTACGGAGGCTGTCTTGTTTAAGGACATTTATAAGTGTCTTTAAATAAGACAAAGGACAAGTATGCCAACTACAGTTAAATTAAAAAATAGTGTAACTTCAACTAATGTTCCTAGCTCTTTGGTTCAAGGCGAAGTTGCTGTTAACGTAACAGACAAAAAAGTATGGGTCGGTAACGCCGCTAGTGGGGTAGTTCAAATAGTTGGTCCCGGCTCTACAGACTTAGCCGTAGCTGACGGCGGTACAGGCGCTTCTACAGCCGCTGATGCAAGAACAAATCTTGGTTTAGTTATCGGTACGGATGTGCAAGCATACGATGTTGATACTGCTAAAACAGACGTAGTCCAATCATTTAGCGTAGCCCAGCGTGGTACTATTACTGCTCTGACTGATGGCTCTACAATTACTCCTAATTTTGCTGCTGCTAACAACTTCTCAGTAACTTTAGGCGGCAATCGTACCCTAGCTAATCCAACCAACTTAACTGCTGGTCAGTCTGGTGTAATCGTTATCACTCAAGACGGTACAGGCTCACGCACACTAGCCTATGGTTCTAACTTTAAGTTTGCTGGTGGTACTGCTCCAACTCTAACAACTGCGGCTAACGCTGTGGATGTCTTAGCCTACTACGTAGAATCAGCTAGTCGTATCACGGCTCGCCTTGTTGCGGATGTTAAATGATTAATCAGAATCTACTCCTTACTGGAGATGATGGTGGCTATAACTTAACTAAATCTTTACGATTTAGGGCTAGTGCTTCTGCTAGTTTATCTCGCACTCCAACAACATCTGGTAATCGTAGAACTTTTACTTTTAGCGCATGGGTTAAATTTGGAACAATTGGCACTACAAACAGAGTATTAATGTCATCTGTTTTGGATAGTGACAATCGTTACCAAATGCAAATATCTGATGCAACGGCAGACCAGTTAACATTCCAAGCAAGATTATCAGGGGTTGAGAGTAAATATTTCACTACAAACGCTGTTTATCGTGACCCAGCAGCTTGGTATCATATTGTTTATTCCATAGATACAACGCAAGCAACTGGCTCAGATAGAATTAAAGTGTATGTAAACGGTGTGCAACAAAGTGGTTCTAACCCATCCACGATTGCCCAAAATACAGAAACTTTCTTTAACGCTGCAATTCAGCAAAATATTGGAAATGTAGTTAGTGCTGCTTTCTTTGACGGCTACATGACCGAAATAAACTTTATTGACGGTCAAGCCCTTACCCCATCTTCATTCGGTTCTACTAACGCATTAACAGGTGTGTGGCAACCAGCTAAATACACAGGCACATACGGCACTAACGGATTTTATTTACCGTTTACCAACACTACAAGCACAAGCACACTAGGCAATGACTTCTCAGGCAACAGTAATACTTGGACAGTAAATAACATTAGCTTAACTGCTGGCTCAACCTACGACTCAATGACCGATGTCCCAACGCTGACCAGCACAACGGCGGCAAACTATGCAACATTAAGTCCATTACAGAAAAATCCTAACATTACTCCAACAAATGGCAACTTAAGGTTGGTAGCAAATAATGCTTCTTGGAGAGCAGTTGGTAGCACAATTTTTATGATTACTGGAAAATGGTATTGTGAAATGACTGTTACTACTATTGGCGATACTGCTTTTGGTTTGTATTCATTAGCAGATGGTGTTGGTAGTGTTATTTGGACTGATAACAATTTTGCTGGTAGGACAGGAACAACTGGCGGTTCATACTTAAATAGCGGAAATAAAATTAGTGGAGGTTCTAGTTCTGCTTATGGGGCATCCTTTACTACTGGAGATGTAATTGCTTGTGCTTATGACGCTGACGCTGGAACAGTTGTATTTTACAAAAACAATACAAGTCAAGGAACCGCATTTACTGGATTTACAGGCGGATATGCTTTTACTCTTGCAGTAGAAACTGGCGCTGGAACAACAGATTTAGCTATTAATTTTGGTCAACAACCATTTGTTTATACAGCCCCAGCAAATCATTTAGCCCTTAACACATTTAACATATAAGACTATGCCTACACCTACAATACCTGCTGGCAATTTGTTTATGAACGCTACCACTTATACTGGTACGGGTGCTTCTTTGGCGGTTACGAATGGAGTTGCTGGTCAATCATTCCAACCTGACTTTGTTTGGACTAAAACAAGAAGTACGGCAACTGGGCATACTTTATTTGATAGCATTAGAGGTGTAACAAACTATTTACAATCAAATAATTCTAATGCAGAGGGAACTACTGCTACAACTTTAACCGCATTTAATAGTAATGGATTTACTGTTGGCTCTGATTCAAGCACGGGAGCAAGCGGTGTAACTTATGTTGGCTGGCAATGGAAAGCAGGTGGCACAGCCGTTACCAACACAGCAGGCTCTATCTCAAGCCAAGTAAGCGCAAACACAACAAGCGGGTTTAGTGTTGTTACTTATTCTGGGAATAGTACAAGTGGTGCGACTGTAGGGCATGGGCTTGGGGTTGCTCCTAGTATGGTGATATTAAAGCGCAGAAATGGCACAGAAGCATGGCCCGTTTATCATTCTGGTATGCCAAGTGCCGCTTATTATATGCGGCTAAATGCTACAGATGCACAAGATACAGCTGCTTCGTTTATGAATAATACTGCACCAAGTAGCACAGTATTTACTCTTGGAAATGGTGGTTTTTCAAATACAAGTGGCTCTACTTATGTAGCCTACTGCTTTGCGCCTATCGCTGGCTACTCTGCATTTGGTGGCTATACAGGTAATGGTTCTACTGATGGTCCGTTTATCTATACAGGATTTAGACCTAGGTTTGTAATGATAAAACGCTCGGACTCTACCTCAGACTGGTTTATTTTTGATTCTGCTAGACAACCAAACAACCAAATGAGTGATGTTCTTTTTCCTAATTTATCTAATGCGGAAACAGGTTCATACCCGATTGATTTTGTATCTAATGGTTTTAAAAATAGAAACAGCGCAGGAGTGCCAAACACATCTGGTGGTACTTTTATATACATGGCATTTGCCGAAAACCCTTTTAAATACGCTTTAGCGAGGTAATTATGTTTATATTAAATGGTAGCCGTTTAGCACAAGGAACTGCGTTTACTGCAAACGGAATACAGTATCCGGCGAACTGGCTAAACCTAACTACATTGGCTGAGAAACAAGCTATCGGGATTACTGAGGTTGCTGACCCAGTAAGAGCTGATGACAGATTCTATTGGGATGGTGATGTTACTAACCCTAAAGCATTAGAAGATAAAGAAGAATCAGACGAGAATGGTAATCCACTTTATGTCAAAGTTCTAGGTGAAGTAGACGGTGAGCCAGCAATGGTAGATTCTACTGAGCGATTGGTTACTAAAGGTTTAAAGTCTACCTTCATTGCACAAGTCAAAGTTACTGCTGGCACATTGTTAGCGGCTACTGATTGGAAAGTGATTCGTGCTGCTGAAGGTGGTACTGCTGTAGATGCAGACACGACTGCTAAGAGAACTGCTATCCGTACTAAGTCTAATGAGTTAGAAGCTGCTATTACTGCTTGCACAACAGTTGAGCAATTAGCGGCACTGGATTTATCTTTTCCATCTGAGGATTAATTAAGTGACTGAACACGCAAACGACACAATTAAGGTAGCTGGTGACTTAGTTTCAATAGTTACCGTATTAGGTACTTTAGCGCAGCTTCTACCTGCTGTAGCAGCATTACTTACTATTGTTTGGACTTGCTTTCGTATCTATGAAACTAAGACCGTACAAGGTTGGTTAGGAAAGAAAGCTAAAGAATGAGAGAAATATCGGTAGGTAAAAACCTTACTGCCAACACTCTAACAACGCTGTACACTGTGCCACGCCAACATACTGCTCGGTTTTATACTCTGTATGCTCACAACACAGGCGGTTCTACAAAGCATTTTAGTGCTTGGTGGTATGACAAGAGTGCAAACACAGAGATTGTTATTTTATTAGAATACAACCTCTCCAGTAAGACATATCTGCATTTAAATGGTTCTTCTTATATATTCTTTGAAGAAGGCGATGAACTAAGAGTTCAGTCTGAAGCTGGCTCAACGGTAAGCTGTATTGCTACTTTTGAACAGGAATACAAATCAGCAACTCAGCACACTTTTTAAACAGTTTTTTAAAAGGAAATGATATGCCAATGGTAAAAGACAAGAAGTTCCCTTACACAACTAAGGGTAAGAAAGAAGCTAAGTCGTATGCTATGAAGACTGGGGCTAAGATGACTACTCCTAAAGCTAAACCAGCTAAGAAGATGGGGTCAATGCGTGGCTACTAAACCCGGTTTGTACGCCAATATCGCAGCCAAGAAAAAGCGTATAGCTGCGGGTTCTGGTGAACGTATGCGGAAGGTTGGTGCTAAAGGCGCTCCTTCGGCTCAAGACTTCAAAGATGCTGCTAAGACGGCTAAGAAGAAGAAATAATGCCTAAGAAAGCCTTTCAGAACCCAGAAGGTGGTCTCAATCAAAAAGGTAGAGACTACTACAACAAAACGACAGGCTCTAAGCTAAAGCCGCCAGTGTCTGCTAAAGAGGCTGCAAAGTCGCCTAAAGCGGCTGGACGGCGCAAGAGCTTCTGCGCTAGGATGGGCGGTGTTGCAGGTCCGATGAAGGATGAAAAAGGCAGACCAACCCGCAAAGCCTTAGCATTGAAAAAGTGGGATTGTTAAAAATAACTGTTGACACAGTATTAAAACTGTGTTACACTAAAGGATAATATGGCAACAACAACGACCTACCTACAAGCTGTAAATAGCGTTCTTAGAAGACTGAGAGAAACTGAGGTTTCCACAGTCAACGAAACTGCTTACAGCAAGATGATTGGCGAACTTGTAAACGATGCTAAATCATCCGTTGAATCCTCTTTTGGGTGGAACGCTTTAACATCCACTTTAACTGTCCCAACTGTGGCAGATACCTCTACTTACACACTAACAGGTTCTGGTGTACGTTTTACTGTAGTTAATGTTATAAACGATACTTCAGATACTTTTTTACGTTTAGCACCTGCTTCGTATATGACACAGCAGTTTTTACCAACAAGTCCCCAAAGAGGCGCTCCTCAGTATTATCATTTTAAAGGACAAAACGCTAGTAACGATACGTTAGTTGAAGTGTTTCCAATTCCAGACGTAGTGTATAGCTTAAAGTTTAATTTAATTATTCCACAAGACACACTCACAGATGACACTACTTTAATTAAAGTTCCGGGTGATGTTATTATTTTAAATGCGTTTGCTAGGGCATCGGTAGAGCGTGGTGAAGACGGTGGTTTACAGTCTTCTGAAGCCTATGCTTTAGCTAAAAACTTACTGGCTGATTACATTGCTTTAGAATCAAATCGTCATGTAGAAGATACTAACTGGGTTCCGAATTGAGTAAAGTTCTTTCCACTTCGTCGATTTCAGCACCGGGCTTTGCTGGTCTTAACCTGCAGGATGCACCTGCGTCTTTAGAGGCTGGTTTTGCTTTAGAGGCAAACAACTGCGTTATTGACAAGTTTGGTCGTATTGGTGCAAGAAAAGGTTGGACAACATATCTTCCAGCCAACGCAGATTTAGACGTTGAAACCGTAGACACAATCGCAGAGATATTGTCTCCAACAGCCAATAATAATCAGCTATTTGCAGCAGGTAACGAGTGCTTGTTCTTGTCTACAGGCAGTGCATTGGCTAAGAAGTTAGTGCGTAATAGTGGCGACACAGCTAACGCTACATATACTATTACTGACAGTCACTGGCAAGTAGCATCTATTCCAGATGTTACCAATGCTCGAGGAAGAGCAGTCCTAACTCAAACTGGACATAAGCCTTTATATTTAAGTTACTCTAGCGTTACCAGTAATTATGTATTTAAGATTTTAGCAGATGTTGCTACATTGCCTGTGTCGCCTGTTGCACACACTTCAAGTACCTTTACCCCTAATGCGTGTATTTCCGCTTATGGTCGTGTTTGGGTTGCTGACATTGCAAACGATAAACAGACAGTATATTTTAGTGATTTGTTAAACCCACTAAACTTTCAAACAGGTACAGCAGGTGCTTTAAACATTAACGAAGTAGTAGGAGACGGTGACTTTATTGTTGGTCTTGCATCACACAACGGTTTCTTAATTATTTTCTGTGAAAACCACACTGTAGTTTATAGCGGCGCTCAAGACCCCTCTGCTTTATCGTTGTCGGATAACATTACTGGTATTGGCTGTGTTGCTCGTGATTCTATACAGCAAACAGGTACAGATGTTATCTTCTTGTCTTCTACCGGTGTTCGTAGTTTAAGTCGTACTGTACAAGAGAAATCCATGCCGATGCGTGATGTCTCTAAGAATGTCCGTGATGAGCTGTTAGCTACTTTACAAACAACTGCAGAGATGAAGTCTATCAAATCTGGATATTCTTCACAAGAAGCATTTTATGTCTTATCGTTTTCTGATGTGGACACTGTGTATTGTTTTGATTCAAGAAGTTTGTTACAAGATGGCTCTGCTAGAGTAACTACTTGGGATACCATTACTCCTAAGTCTTTTTGCACAACCGTAGATAGAGAGTTTTTAATAGGTAAAGCAGGTTATATTGGTTTGTACGAAGACTATAGCGATAACGGAACAGCGTATCGTATGTCTTACTATTCAAGCTACTTTGACTTCCAACAACCTACCGTATCTAAGATTCTTAAAAAGATTGAATTGTTGTTCATTGGAGCGCAGAATCAAGACGTAACTGTTAAGTGGGACTTTGATTTTAAGAAAGCATACCAATCTTCAACAACAACGATTGCTCCAGCCACTGTTGCTGAGTATGGAGTTGCAGAATACGGTATTGGTGAGTATTCAGGTGGTATTGTTATATTTAATAACAACGTCAATGCTGGTGGTACAGGTAAAGTATTACAACTAGGATTTGAAACAGATATTGATAACAATGCTGTTTCTTTACAGAAAGTCGATGTCTTCGTTAAAGGCGGGAAAACACTATGACAACATACACAAAAGCAACTAATTTTACGGCAAAAGATTCTTTATCTACAGGCAATCCGTCTAAGATTGTTCGTGGTTCTGAAATTGACACAGAGTTAACTGCAATTCAAACTGCAGTAAACAGTAAATCGAATACTGCTGCTCCTACATTTACAGGAACAGTAACCATGCCAACATTAGCGGTTACTGTCAATGCTACTGTCGGTGGCACGTTAACGGTTACTGGCGCTTTTGAAGCTGCCTCTATTGATGGCGGTACATTCTAATCATGGCAACCATTGTCGACAAAGAATACACTTCTACTGAGATTATCAAGAAAGACTTAGAACGTGGTGGGTTTACTAAAGAAGAAGACAAGTTTCTTAAAGGTTTAGCAATTCTAATTAAGCAAGAGAAAGCTGTTTTAGTACGACACAATAACACCATCTTTGTCGGTATTCGTAAAGAGCCGGGTGTTCTTGAAGTGCATATGTACACTTTAGACCCATTATCGACATTGCCTGAAGCAATGAAAATTGCTTTTGATGCGGTTAAACAATCTGGTGTAACAAGGCTTGAGTCTGAAACTACTAATCCTAGATTGGTTAAAATGTTGCAAACATTGGGACCAGTGAAGACTACCAAAAAAGGCAATAAGATTGCATGGACAATGGATATTTCTAAATGAGATACGGACTAGACAGTACATTACCAATTAATGCGTTCTCCCCTCGTGGGGGTCGTGGTCCTTTTTCTTTAGGTATGACACTGGAAGGTGGTGGTGGCGGTATTCCTATTATCTCCGATGTGGTAAATGTTGTCTCTGATGTTGGTGAAGCAGTTGGTGGAGCGATTGGGGATGTTGGTGAAGCTGTTGGAGGCGCTGTTGGAGACGTTGGTAGTTTTATTGACGATTCGGTTATACAACCAGCAATTCAAGACCCTGTAGGCACTGCGGTTAAGATTGGCGCTATTGCGGCTGCTCCAGCTACAGGCGGTACGTCTTTATACGCTATTCCAGCTTACACAGCAACTAAGGCGATTGCTGCAGGTGTGCCTATTGAAGACGTAGCAAAGATGACTGCTATCTCCGCTGCCGCTACTGCGGCTGGTGTTAGTGTCGCTGACTATGTTGGAACACTGGCTGAGTTTGGAACTGAAATTGGTTCACAACAAACAGCAATGTTAGCTGCACAGAATGTAGGAATTGGTACAGGTAATGTGGCTTCCACTACTGCTGGGCAAATTGCTGGTGGTGCTACTTCAGGTGCTATTAAAGCAGGTGCAACGGGCGGAGACATTGATTTAGGATTATTGTCTGGAGCTGCAAGTGGTGCAATTGGTACAGGTGTAGGCGCAACAGTAGACGCTGCTGCAAACTCAGGATTATTTAATAATGTAGTGAATCAAGCAAATACAGGAACAACAGGTATGGACGAACTATTTAATACCGGAGAAGACTTTAACATGGGCGGTGCTGGTTTTAACGCTTATGCACAACAGTTTGGCGGCACAGGTGAAGACTTTAACATGAGTGGGGGAGCTTTTTATAACCCTAATTATTCCGTCATCCCGGGCGAACTTGGAGACATTATACAAGACGCTAACGGAAACATTGTACTGTC